TGAAGGTTGGTTTGAAGCTTATAGATATAATGATTAATGCTGTTGGGATGGTAAAACTTTCTACTGTCAGATCAGGTAAACAAACAAAAACATATGTTGAATTTACACAAGGTACTATGGATTGGATAAAACGACAACGCAAAAATAGATTAGCTTGTTATCCATTGTATGAACCATGCGTAGAGCAACCGATTGATTGGACTAGCACAACAGAAGGTGGTTTTCATACAAAAAGACTAAGACATATCAAGGCAATCAAATCAAAAGACCTTACTTACCATGAAGAAGTAACAAAAAGAGAACCAACAGCACTTTATACAGCACTGAATTGTCTTCAACAAACAAAGTGGGAGATAAATACAACTGTTCTAGATATTGCTCAAAGCTGTTGGGATAGAGGTATAGAAGTAGGTTGTCTAATAGATGCTGAACCACTACCACAAACTCCAAAGCCATATGATATTGATACTAATGAAGACTCAAGATCTTGGTGGAGAAGAGAAGAAGTATTAAGACATGATCAAAATGCACATGATCGTATGAAAAGGTATCAATGTATTATGTTGCTTGATACTGCTACCAAGTTTGCAGAAGAACCTTTTTGGCACGTTACACAGGCAGATTTTACAGGCAGAATCTATTATGTTTCAGGTATTTTCAACCCACAAGGTAATGATTTAGCAAGGTCTTTACATAGATTTGCAGAGGGTGCAGCAATAACAGATGAGAAAGCAAAGAATTGGTTAGGTATAGCAGGTGCTAACTCATGGGGTATGAGCAAATACAGTTATGAAGAACGTATTGAATGGTCTAAGACAGAAGGAGAAGCTTTAGCTAGGCAGATAGCAAGCAATCCAGAATCCTATATCAGTATATGGAGTAAGGCAGAAGAACCTTGGCAGTTTCTTGCCTGGTGTCTGGACTTTAATGAGTTACTTGAAGAGGGATATGGCTATGTAAGCAAGCATCCTGTATTGCTTGATGGTACAAACAATGGATTTCAACATTTTGCAGCTATGTCTCTTGATGATAATCTTGCAGCAAAAGTAAACCTAAAAAACTATGATCAGGTGGAGGACTTGTATGAAGATGTTAAAGATCAGGTAATAAAAGAGCTTCGTGATCTTAGTTATGAACAATGCCTAGCTGAAGATTGGTATAAGCATCACGAATTAATTACAAGAAAGATGATAAAAAAACCTGTGATGATGATTCCGTACAGTGGTAAGACTTTTGGTATTGCAAGTGCTGTTCGGGATTACTTTGTAAGCAGTGATGAAGAGTTGTCCTGGGATAAAGATTGTTTCTTACATAATCATTATCTTGCAAAAATTATAGAGAAAAGTGTAAATAATATCAGCCCTAAATGTATAACAGTAATGAAATATTTAACAGACATTGCAAGATGTTTTGGTCAAGAAGATAAAAATATATCATGGATTACACCATCTAATTTTTATGTAAAGCAGCAATATTACAACTTTAATATGAAAAGAATACGCACCAAACTGCATACTAGCACTGTAAAGTTGTCACTTCTTACTGATACAAAGGAAGTTGATAAAAGAAAATCTACTCAGAGTTTTGCTGCAAACTTTGTTCATAGTTTAGATGCTGCTAATGTACATTTAGCATTAACAAAAAGTAAAGCTAGTGGTTTGAATCAGTTCTGTACAATACACGATTGTTTTGGTTCACCTGCTGCACATATTGAAGAGTTTATAAGTTATGTAAAAGAAAGTTTTGTTGATATGTATAGCAAGAATTTATTAGATGATTTATATCAGCAAGCAGTAAAACAATTAGAGGATTCAAGCAAGCTACCCATACCACCAGACATAGGGGATTTTGATGTGTGTGAAGTTTTATTAGCACCATATGTGTTTAGCTAAACAAATGCGTGACAAGTAATTTATCTACGGTACCATCAGTGATACATCCAATATGGATGCAATTAAAAGAAACCTTAAAAGAAAAATTAAATGATCAAGTCAGAACCAATGAACATCACAACACCAGTGTGTCAATTTCAATTTGCATGGCTGGTAGAACCTGATACAAAATTTGACCCTGCTGGCATTTGGCAAGTCGAGTGTCTAATTGATCCAGAAAAATCACAAGAAATTGAAGAGCAATTAACAGCTTATTTAGAAAGATGGAAGGCTCAACTTAAATCTGCTAATCCTCAAAAAAAATACAAGTTAGCACCCATGCAATGGGAATATACGGAAGTTGATGGCAAGCCATTTTTTAAAATAAAAAGCAAATTAAAAGCTACTGTTACATATTCAGATGGCACTGTCAGAAAAAACAGACCACCAGCTTTATTTAAAGCAGATGGTGTGCCAATGTCTGAAGATGAAAAACAAGCTGTAAACAAATGTGGTCCTGGTACAACAGGTCAGGTTAACTTGCGTTGCAAAGGATGGGAGAACCCTAGCTTTGGTGTCGGGGTAACTATTCAACCAGAAGCTGCAATCATTCATAACCATGTCGAGTACACAAAAACCGCACAAGCCTATGGCTTTGAAACAGAAGAAGCAACTATCGAAGAAGAAAAGCCCAAAGCGAAAGCAGGGTTTGAAACAGTCGGAGCAGACGAATTTTAGAAGTAAGTTTGAAGCTGCAATAGCAGCTACATTACAAGCAAATAAAGTTCCTTTTACCTATGAAACACTTGATGTTAGCTACCAAATCAGTTGCATTTATAAGCCTGATTTCATCCTTGACAACGGCATATGTATTGAAACTAAGGGCTTCTTCTCAAGGGAGGACCGCAGAAAACATCTTGCTATCAAGACGCAAAATCCCACATTAGAGATCAGATTCTGTTTTCAAAACAGCAAAGCAAAATTGAGTCGTGGCAAAAGAAGTTTAACCTATGGTGCTTGGGCCACTAAGCATGGGTTTCTTTGGAGTCATGGCTCAATACCCACAGAATGGATGAATGAAAACCAGAGAAAAAATTGACAACGCTAGACAGAGAATTAAAGAACTCGAATGTCTTATCAAACATTGGGAGAGAGATGACGCAAAGCAAGTATGTCAGAAAAGAACCCTGCCCTGAGTGTGGCAGCAAAGATAACCTAGCCATCTATGATGATGGTCATGGTTACTGTTTTGGTTGTGGCTACACGCAGCAACCACAGAAAGATAAACCCAGAAAATCTTTTGTTAAATCAGTGAAGAAACCATTACTTAAATTTGTTACACCAAAAGCATTACCTAAACGTGCAATCACAAAAGAAACCTGTGAACTATTTAATTACGGAACATCTGAACATAATGGTCAGCCAGTACAAGTTGCTACCTATGAAGACAAATTAGGTAGACAGGTTGCACAGCATATAAGATTTCAGAACAAAAAATTTATTTGGCTTGGTGATGTAGGAGATCTACAACTATGGGGTCAAAGATTATGGAGACAAGTTAATACAGGTAATATGTTTGTCACTATTACAGAAGGAGAGATTGATTGTATGTCAGTCTCACAAGCACAAAATAACAAGTACCCTGTAGTAAGTTTACCTTCGGGATCACAGTCAGCTAATAAATATATAGCTGCAAATCTGAAATGGTTATCTCAATTTGTACGGATAGTAATTTGTTTTGACAGTGACGAGCCTGGCATGGTTGCTGCCGAAAAAGCAATTAAAATCTTACCTCCTGGTAAGGCAGCAATATGTAGATTACCTAGAAAAGACGCTAATGAAATGCTCATCGCAGGTGAAGGGGAGGAACTTAGAGATCTGCTATGGAAAGCAACACCTGTTAGACCAGATGGCATCCTTAACGCATCTAACCTCTGGACAGAACTAACAAAAAAAGGCAGTAACAGTATCTGTTCTTTTCCTTTCCCAGAATTAGATAAGTTCTGTAAAGGGTTTCGTAAACAACAGATGCTATGTATAGCAGCAGGTAGTGGAACAGGTAAGTCAACAATATGTCGTGAACTTGCACATCACTTTATGAAGAATAATCTGACCGTAGGTTATATAGCTCTTGAAGAATCGGTACAAAGAACAATGCAGGGAATACTCGGTGTAGAGATGAATAAACCCCTGCATCTTGAGGATAATGTAGAAGAAACAGAAGGGTTGAGGCAATCATTTGACAGATTGTTTGGTACAGGAAAACTATTCTTGTATGATCACTTCGGATCTATTGATCCAGATAGATTAGTCGAACAGATACAGTATCTTGCAACAGCAGAAGGTGTAGATGTTGTTATCTTGGATCATTTAACAATAGTTGTTTCTGGTATCAGCGATTTAGATGAGAGAAGAGCTTTGGATGTGGTCTGTACAAAGCTTAGACAGGTGGTTGAATCAACTGGTATAGGTTTGATTATTGTCTCTCACTTGCGTAGACCAGAAGGCAAAGGACATGAGGAGGGTAATAAGGTTAGTCTTAATCATCTGAGATCAAGCCATTCAATAGCCCAACTATCTGACTTGGTAGTGGCCTGTGAAAGAAACCAGCAATCGGAAAGCTATGCAGAAAGAGCAGAACTACAGTTAAGAGTATTGAAGAATAGACACACAGGAATGACAGGGCCAGTAGATAAATTATTGTATGACGAAAAGACAGGAAGACTTGTAGTACCTATGGAAACTTATTTCGGAAACTAATGACTTTACTTATTGACGCTGATTGGCTTATCTATTCTTCATGCTGTGCCTGTGAACAGGACATACAGTGGGATAGTAACCTACACACACTTCATGCAGATGAAAGAGATGTACATGAAATGGTTGATGGCAGAGTTGCACATTATCAAACCATTGCTGAAGGTGATAAGAATGTTGTTATGTGCTTTACTGAGTATCCAACATTTAGACATACAATATATCCAGAATACAAAGCTAATAGAAAACACAAAAGAAAACCTTTAGGTCTTCGTAAAATTATTGAAGGGGTAAGAGAAAGATATACATCTGAAAGTTATGCAGGTTTAGAAGGTGATGATGTGATGTCTATTCTTGCAACATCAAAAAAATATGACAACCCAATAATAGTTTCAGTTGATAAGGACATGAGATCTGTACCATGCACACTGCTTGCAGGTGATGACATGGAGCTTATAACTAAACGTAAAGCTGATAGACATTGGATGATACAAGCTCTTACAGGAGACAGTACTGATAATTACTTTGGTATTGATAAAGTAGGGCCAGTAACAGCAGAAAAGATATTAGGTGAAGCTAAAACACTTGAACAGATGTGGGAGAAAGTAGTAGAAGCTTATGAAAAAAAGAAATATAACTTTGCTGATGCTGTTCTTAATGCACAGCTTGCAAGGATACTAAGAGATGGAGACTTTGACTTTGATACTGGTGAAGTATCTCTCTGGACTCCATAAAAAAACACCAACAACGCAGTAGCATGGGCTGTTGGTATTTCTTAGTTGCCTGGATAAGCATATCAACCTTATCACAGAAATTATATACTGCTATACTTTATTCTATAAATTGACATATACTAAATATAAATCTTATTAATCATGCCATCTGAAAAATTACCAATAATTACAGATGAATTGATTTTTGCCTTAGATCAAATCTTTCCTAATCGTCATCCTGATTTGTCTTTATCTGATAGAGAGGTATGGTATAGAGCAGGGCAAAGGTTTGTTGTTGATTATTTAATTGAACAACAGGCAAGACAAAAAGACACCATGCTCACTGAATCAGTCTTGGAGAATTAGCCATGTGCGTTGGAAGACCGCCATCCCCACCACCTTTACCAGAAGCTAGGCCAACACCACCAAAGCCTGAGAAGACTGCGGAAAATGTTGTTGTTGGTACAAATAGACTTTCTCAAAATCAAACAAGCGGTAGAAAAAGAACAGGGCAAAGGCAAAGCAGAGCAAGAAGACTAGGTACAGCTATGTTGAGAATACCTTTGAATCCTGATCAAAGTACATCTGACTTGAGGTATTAATTATGTGTTTTTTCGGAGGAGGTGCAAGAGCAGCAACACCACCAAAAACTACTTTCGATGATTCTCCACCTGTTGTAACTGGTATGCAAACTGGTGTTGATAATCCTGTTGATACAGCAAAAGTAACAGAAGAACTAAAGATCAAAAGGATGGCGAAAGAAGGTATGAGTAATCCTGGTGACTCTCTCAACATTGCAGGTGTAACAAAAAAAAGTGGTAGTCTGGGTGCTGTAGCAAGAAATAAACGCAGTGCTAGGCTTAGATCAGGAGTCTCAAGAGGACCAAATAAACCATCAAAAGCTCAGAAGGCTGCTGCTGCAAGGAAAGCTATGAGATCTAAACGATAAATGGAATACTCAACACAAGGACAAACAGCAGGTGGCAGATACGCACAACTACAAAGTGCAAGATCTACCTTTGATAGAGAAGCAAAAGAATCTTCTAAACTTACAATTCCTAGTTTGATACCAGAGAGTACAACAGGTACAAGAGCAAAGATCAAAACACCCTTTCAAGCTGTAGGTGCTAGAGGTGTAAATAGTCTTGCATCTAAACTATTATTTGCTTTACTACCACCATCAACTGCCTTTTTCAAACTTAGTATTGATAGTCTTGAATTGTTGAAGCAAGGACAGGAAGGTTTAGAAACAGAAATAGATAAAGGATTACGAACAATAGAAACAGCTTTGATGAATGAGATAGAGATCTCTAATGACAGAGTTGCAATGTTTGAAGCACTGAAGCATCTGATCGTTGGAGGGAATGTTCTTCTCTATCTCACAGATGATGGACTGAAAGTATATCCACTATCAAAGTTTGTATGTAAAAGAGATGCAGTAGGTAATGTATTAGAAATTATTACACAGGAATCAGTCAACCCTAATGCACTGTCACCAGAGTTCTTAGAACAGATCAAGAAGAAAGAGAACTATGACGAGAAGACAATGGATAGTGACCTTGATATATACACATATGTCAGAAGAGTAAATGATGACTTTATGTGGTATCAGGAATGTAAGGGAGAAAAGATACCAGGTACTGATGGCAGATCAAAGGTAGAAGTATCACCTTGGATTACTTTGAGATTTGTAAGAATTGATGGAGAAGATTATGGAAGGGGTTATGTAGAAGAATACAGAGGAGACTTGATCAGTCTTGAAGCTTTGATGCAAGCAATCATAGAAGGTGCAGCAGCATCAGCTAAGACTATATTCCTTGTAAATCCTAATGGTGTAACCAGAGCAGCAACACTAGCCAAAGCTCCTAATGGTGCAATAAGAGAAGGAAGTGCAGCAGATATTTCTGTCATGCAAGTTGGTAAGGGAGCAGATTTCAATGTATCTTTCTCTGCAATACAACGTATTGAATCAAGACTTGAATATGCTTTCCTTATGGCAAGGTCTGTACAGAGAGATGCAGAGAGAGTAACAGCAGCAGAAGTTACGATGATGGCTAATGAATTAGAGAACAGTCTTGGTGGTATCTATTCCATACTTACACAGGAGTTTCAACTGCCATATCTAAAACGTAGGATGCATATGCTTGTACGTTCTGGTAAAGCCCCAAAACTACCAGATAGAATAGTCAAACCCAAGATCGTAACAGGTGTTCAAGGGCTTGGTCGTGGTAATGATCGCAATAAGCTTGTTGAATTTATTGGAACGGTTTCACAAGCTTTAGGTCCAGATATTATGAGACAGTACATGAATGTAGATGAAGCCATAAAACGTCTGGCAAATTCAATTGGCATAGATACTGCTAACCTAGTAAAGACACAAGAAGAGATACAGGCAGAGATGGAAGCGATGCAACAGCAGCAGCTTATCCAACATCTCGGACCTGCTGCTCTTGGATCACCATTGCTTGATCCACAAAAAAATGCAAATGCACAACAACTAACGGAGGAATCTGATGCCAACCAAGAAACCTAGACAAAGAGATGAAGAAGGAAAGTTTGTACCTGCAAAAGCAGTAGTAAGCAAACTTGGTGTGAATGATGAACCAAAACCAAATAAACCAAAGGTGGTCGAAACTAAAAATGGTCGTACACTAACTTATAGTTAACAAAATATTATGACTTCATCCCAGGTAAATGTTACCGAGACACCCCCTATGTCTCGTCAAGACTTAGAAACTCTTGCAAAAAATGAAACTGATGAGAACGGTCTTATCTTAGGAAAGTTTAAATCAGTAGAAGATCTAGCTGCTAGTTACAAAGAACTTGAAGGTAAGCTAGGTGCAGCTACAGAAGAAGATCAGGCTGAAACTTCAGAACAGGAAGAAACTGAAACAACAGAATCTGACTTTGATGCTGAAGAATATTATGGAGATGGACTTGCTTCTGTATTAGAAGAAGTCGGTATTGATCCACAGGAAATCTCTAACAGGTTTGCAGAGACAGGTGAGATCAATGATGACGATTATACAAAGCTAGGAGAAGCAGGTTTTTCTAAACAAGTTATCGACACCTATCTTGATGGATTAAGAAATGGTGGTGTAACAGGAGAAGATATTGCTTCTGCTCAGATACAAGGTATAAAAGATTCTGTCGGTGGTGATGATAATTACAGTAAGATGGTGGCATGGGCTGTTGACAATCTCCCTGCCAATGAAGTTAATGAATTTAATTCTTTAACAGAAACAGGAAATGCAACTGCAATAAAATTTGCAGTACAAGGTCTTTATTCTCAATACAATAATGCTATGGGTGTTGAACCAAACTTAGTAACAGGTCGTGCTTCTCAAAGTGGACCTGCACCATTCAGATCCACAAATGAGGTAGTTACCGCTATGTCAGATCCACGCTATGGTAAAGATGTCACATACACCGAAGATGTTCAAAGACGTTTAGGTAATAGTGATGTATTTAACACTGGTCGTTAATTATGGCTAACAAACCAACCAACCCAGAATTGTATTCAAGGGTAAAGGCAGAAGCAAAAAAGAAGTTTAGAGTCTATCCTTCTGCTTATGCTAATGCCTGGTTGGTTAGAACTTATAAGAAACGTGGTGGAGGTTATCGTAAAACTTAATCATGCCTTATTCTAAAAAACAAATGAAGATCGCTAGAGTTGCAGAACCTAGAGATAAAATCACAAGAGAAGATCTTATGATTCTTCGTAAATCTAAAAAGAAAAAGAAAAATGGCAAAGCTTAATCTTAGCCAGATGAAAAAGCTGAAAGCACATTCAGTTCATCACACACCTAAACACATGAACCTTATGAAGAAGCTTATGCGTGAAGGTAAATCATTTAAAGCTGCACATACTGCTGCACAAAAAGAAGTAGGCAAATGATTTTTAAAGCAACTCATTTATTTTCAGCAAACGGAGTAACAAAGCCTTATGCTCCTGTCATGTCTTTAAAGAAATTTGATGATTCAAATTGTTACGAAGTAATGATAGAAAATGGTAATACATTTTATGCAAATGAATTTCAACTTGAAAAATTAAAATGAGTCTTACAAGATGGTTCAAAGAAAAGTGGGTAGATGTTAAAACAGGTAAACCCTGTGGAAGACAGAAGGGTGATCAACGTGGCTACCCTGCTTGCAGACCATCAAAAAGAATTAGTAGTAAAACACCAAAGACTACCAGTGAAATGAGTAGTAAAGAAAAGGCTAGATTTAAAAGAGAAAAGACAGGTCCAAGAAAAATTAGTTATCAACATAGAAGAAATAAAAACAGAAAAAAGTTAAGACTTGCATAAGAGTGTTATATTTTAATTAACTGCTTATCTTTCCTTTATGTCTAAGGGAGTATCTCTTACCAAAAAAGACAAAGATCCCACTGGGGGTCTTACTGCTTCTGGCCGTAGGAAATACAACCGAGCAACAGGTGGAAACTTGCAAGCTCCTGTTACTAAAAAGACAGGTCTTTCTCCTAGACAAAAAGCAAGAAGAAAATCTTTTTGTGCAAGAATGTCGAAGGTAAAAGGACCGTTAAAGAAAGATGGTAAGTTAACACGCAAAGCTCTTGCACTACGCAAGTGGAATTGCGGATCAGTATAAACTCAACAAAACGAAAATCTAAATATCAAAAGTGCCTGATGCGTCAGATAACACTTGAGAGAACAGACAGTAGTGAAGTTAGTTTCTCAAATTATTAATCAATCCAAAGGAGTTTTATTATGGCTAACGCCACAGTATCTCGCCTTGGTCTGGTAAACAATAGTGGAACAGACTTTGAAGCTCTGTTTCTGAAAGTGTTCTCTGGTGAAGTTTTAACAGCCTTTGCTAGAAACAACATCTTCAACGAGCAGCTTCATTCAGTTCGCACTATTACTTCTGGTAAATCAGCACAGTTCCCTGTTACAGGTGCTGCAACTGCTGCATATCACACACCAGGAACACCATTAGTTGGTGCAAACCAGATCTTGGCAAATGAAAAAATTATCAGTATAGACGACCTCCTTATATCACAGGCCTTCGTGAGCAACTTAGATGAACTCATGAACCACTATGATGTTAGGGCTACATATGCTGATGAATTAGGAAAGGCTCTCGCAAAAACATACGATCAAAACGTAGCGAAGGTAATTGCTAATGCTTCAAGAGCTTCAACAACTCTTACAGGTGGAGCAGGTGGATTAGTTTCTACTCTTGCTTCTGGTAATACAGCTTCAGCAAACGTAACTGGTGATGAGTTAGCAGCAGCTATCTATGACATCGCACAAGCGTTTGATGAAAGAGACATCCCTCCAACAGATCGTTTCTGTGTACTACCACCTGCTGAGTACTACAAGTTAGCTGAATCAGCTACAAGAACTGTAGATGTTGACTTCAACCCAGGTGGAAATGGTTCATTTGCATCAGGTCGTGTACAACAGATTGCTGGTATTCCAGTGATGATGAGTAACAACGTACCTCAGTCAAACGTATCATCAAACCCAAGTGGTGCGAACAACACCTACTCAGGTGACGATAGTAAAACTATTGGTCTTGTCTTCCACAAGTCTGCTGTTGGTACAGTAAAACTTATGGATATGACAACTGAGATCTCTGGTTCTGACTACGGAATTATGTATCAAGGTACATTAATGGTTGCTAAGTATGCTCTTGGTCATGGAATCCTAAGACCAGAATGTGCAGCTACTATTAAGCTATCTGCTTCTTAATTTCAATTTATAGGGTATCTTATTATTAGATACCCTTTTTTTTATAGCCATGTATCATTCAACAAAGAAAAAAAAGAAGAAGAAAAAAATGGGTGGCAGAGAGTCACTTAAAATAAAAAAGTAAAAAACCATGACTGTAGCTGCAACCACTGAACTAGAAAGTATCAACATTATGTTAGCTGCAATAGGAGAAGCTCCTATTAACAGTCTTACAGGTACACTTCCTGTTGATGCTCGTCTAGCACAGTCAACTCTTACGGAAGTAAATAAAGAAGTTCAATCAGAAGGATGGTCTTTTAATACTGAAATAGATGTCACTCTTACAAGAGATGGATCTAATCAAGTATCACTTTCAACTGATATTTTAAGAGTTGATCCTAATACTCATCATCACACTACGATTGATGCAATACAGCGTGGTTTAAAGCTATATGACAGGTTAAATAATAAGTATGAATTTGATGAAGATCTCATCTGCACTGTTGTCTATTTCAGAACCTTTGATGAAATACCAGAACCTGCAAGAAGGTATATAACAATCAAAGCTGCTCGTATCTTTGTAGATAGGTTAGTCAGTGATGATGGATTAAGAACATATACACAACAAGACGAAGTAAGAGCAAGAGCTATATTAATGGAAACAGATTTAGCTAATGGAGATCATAATCTTCTAAGGGGAGATCCAAGTCTTACAAGTGTCTTTGATACTTATTCACCAGCAAACGCATTAATTAGATAGCTATGGCAGTAGTATCAAGAGCAATTCCTACATTGCTAAGAGGAATCTCACAAGCTGCTGATTCAACAAAACAACCTGACCATGCCGATATACAGGACAATGCCAATAGCAGCCCTGTAAGAGGACTTGTAAAGAGGTCTGGCACACAGTTTGTTACAACTCTAAGCTCTTCTACAGTAGGGAATGTTCACATACAAACTATCAACAGAGATATAAATGAAAGATATGTAGCAATATTTAGTAATGGTAATGTCAAAGTATATGAATTGGATGGAACAGAAAGGACCGTAAACAAACCTGATGGTACAAGTTACTTAAACACATCTGATCCCAGAAGTGTAATTAAGACTGTAACCATTGCTGATTTTACTTTTGTAGTTAATACAAGTATTACAACAGAAATGGACTCATCTCTTAGTCCAGGTAACATCACACAAGCTGTAGTTTTTATAAATGCAGTTTCAGATAAAACAACATACTCAGTCACTGTAGATGGTGTCACTGTTACTGATAACACTGCTTCTGACTCTACACTTAGTACCACACAGGTAGCTAGCGACCTTCAGTCTGGTTTAAATTCTGGTTTGACAGGTTTCACTATTGCAAGAAATGGTCCTGTAATACATATAAAAAAGAATGATGGCAGTAATTTTTCTATTGATGGTAATGACACTCAAGGCAATACTCAACTAACAGTAGTTAAAGATTCAGTACAAAGATTTACTGACCTACCAACTGTTTCACCTAATGGTTATGTTGTTGAAGTGAAAGGAGATGAATCAACTAACTTTGATAATTATTACGTCAAGTTTGTAACTAATAATGGTGGAGCTTTTGAAGAAGGGCAGTGGGAAGAATCAGTAGAAGCAGGTATACCTTTTAAATTTAATTATGACACTATGCCACACGTTCTCATACGTCAGGCTGATGGTGATTTTAGGTTTGCAAGAGTTGATGGAGACACCTATACAGATTTAAATATTGCTGGAACATATAGCCAATCAGGAACTACAGTAACTGTTACTTCTGCTAATCATGGATTGGCAAGTAGTGATTCTGTAAAATTTGATTTTACTTCTGGTAATGCTGTCGATGGTACTTTTACAATTACAGTTACAAACGCAAACACATTTACTTTTACAGCAGCAGGTTCTTTAACGACAAGTGGAAATGTTGCTTTTGGTAAAGTAAACAATTCAACATTACCTAAGTGGGGAGAAAGAACTGTTGGTGATTTAGATTCAGCACCTAACCCATCTTTTATAGATGGCAAAATCAACAACGTCTTCTTCTTTAGAAACAGATTAGGTTTTTTAACTGATGATAACGTAGTGTTGACAAGGGTTTCAGAATTTTTTAACTTCTTTCCAGAAACAGTTTTGTCTGTTATAGATTCAGATCCTATTGATGTAGGTGCTTCTCATACTAAAGTTGCTATTCTTAAACACGCAGTAACTATGGGAGAACAGTTGGTTTTGTTCTCTGATCAAACACAGTTTGTATTAACATCATCATCTGATGCTCTGACACCTAAAACAGCTAACGTAGTTGTTGCAACTGAATTTGAATCCAGTGACCAGGCACAGCCTGTAGGTTCTGGTTCTTCTATCTACTATCTAACAAAGAAAGGATCTTTTGCAGGTGTAAGAGAATATATAACACAGGAAAATGTAGCGATTAAAGATGCTAGCAATATTACTGTTCATGTACCAAGACTGATACCAAGTAATATTTTTAAATTAGCTGTTTCTACCAATGAAGATGTTTTAGTTTTATTAGGTACTGATAATCCAAATAAGTTATATATAAATAGATGGTTGTATGGTGATGGTTTTAAAAAGGTTTTAAATAGTTGGTCTACTTTTACTTTTAATTCTGCCAAGTCAATAAAGAATATAGATTTTGTTGGCACTGATTTGTTTATGGTGGTAGAAGAAGCTAATGGTACAACTTTAGAAAAAATACCGTTTGAAGCAGAGTTTAGAGAACCTAATTCAGAATTTGAGTTTCATCTGGACCATAAGGTAACTGAAGCAACCACTGGTGTTTCTATTGCTTATAACTCTGGCACTGATGTAACTACATTTACTTTGCCTTACAGATTAAATGCCAGTATGTCAGTTGTAGGTCGTTACTTAGCCAATGGGGAAACAAGTACCTTTGTTGATACTCAAGGTAATACAAAAACATTGAAGCCTGGTCAGGTTGTACAAACAACAAATACAACAAACGGATCTACATCAACCATTACAGCTAATGGTGACTTTAGAAACAGTAAGGTAATTATTGGTGAGCCATACCTCATGCACTATAGGTTTAGTCAACAAAGACTTACTGAAGGTAGTAATGCAGGTGAGATGATCAGTGGTCGCTTACAACTGCATCATTTTTATATCAAGTTTGAAGATACAGGATTTTTTAAAGTAGAGGTTACTCCTGAGAATAGAGATACATCTACTCATAAATTTACTGGTCGTTTCTTAGGATCTTCTTCTGCTGCTATTGGTCAGATTAATTTAGAAACAGGTACGTTTAGAGTGCCAATAATGTCTAGAGCAGATAGAGTAGATATAGATGTAAAAAATGACACGTTCTTGCCTACTCAATTATCCAGTGCTGAATACGAAGCTATGTTCCATATGAGGAGTAGGAGGGTGTAATGGGTCATTTAAGAAAAGCTACATTTACAGATTTAAAATATGTTGCAGCAAACATGAGAGAAATTGATAAATTAGAAGCTTTGTATCAAACAGGACAAGAACCAAAACAAGCTTTGCAATTATCTTATATATGCAGCAATGTGAATATGGCAATAGCTGATGATTATGATCAACCTATAGGGCTATGTGGGGTAGTTCCTGGTGGAGTTATATGGATGGTTGCAACAGATAAATTGTTTGAAAATAAAAAATATAGGATACAACTAATAAGAAAAGGTCGTAAATGGGTTGAAAGCCTATTGAAAAAATACAAAGTCTTATATAATTTTGTATATGCAGAAAATGATTCTGCTATTAAATGGTTAAAGTCTCTTGGGTTTACTTTTATCCAATATCACGAACACTATGGTATGCAGGGTAAACCATTCTACGAATTTCTGAGGATCGCCTAAATGTGTACTGCATTTCCAGCCATAGGAGGATTAGCTGCTGGTACTCAGTCAGCTTTATTTGCGGCAGGTTTAGGTCTTAACTTGGCTACTGGTTTGGTAGGTAGATCGGCTGCACAAGCTGCTGCCCAACAAACATATCAATCAGCTTTAATAGCAAATAGATCAGCAGAACAGGCTTTCACTGCTCAACAAGAAGCAATATCGGATCAGCTAAAAGAGACAAGAGCATCATCAGCACAAGAAAAATTAGCAAAAACAATACAAGGGTTACAGGCAAGAGGAGCTATAAGAGCTTCTGAAAGAGCAGGTCTTACAATAAATCTTTTACTTGCAGATGCGGAACGACAGTCAGCCAATGCAAGAGAATCTATAAATCAAGCTTTAGAATCAGCTTCTAGACAATATACAAGAAATGTTGAAGGTCTTATCGCTCAAAGAGATAGTAGACGTAATCAGCTACAAAGTAATATAAATCAAGCATATAATCAGATTCCATCGTTAGGGTCAATTATCCTTAATACAGCAGCCCAAGGTTTATCCTCTTATGCTACCCTCACAGCCTAATGACATCTAGTTTTCAAAGCACAGCATTTCAATCTTCTGCAAGACCTGTAGATACTTTTGTAGCACCTCCAAGTGTTCAACCTAAAACAGATTTGGAAGAATTAGCAGAAGCATTGGAATCAATAAACCCTGCTATACAAACTTTTCTTGGTTCAAGAATAAAAAAAGAAATTGAAAAAGAAGAAGCAGAAGGTACAGAACAAGCAATAGAAGATGCTGCTAGTAATTTCAAAGATATTAGTAAGGGTGTAAACAAAACTGATGGAGAAGATGCTGCACGACAACTTATAGGTGGAAGTATTTTTGCTGATCGTGCTTATCAAAAAACTAAAGCAGAAATTTTAGGTAATAATTTAGCAAGCACCTTATCTAATAGTTATGCTACAACACAGATAGATGGTAAATCTCTTAATACATATTCTCTTGACTCTGAACAGTTTCAAACATGGTTATCAGGAGAAAGATCAAAAGTTGTTGACCAGTTGAATGATATAAACCCTACTTATGTAAATAAATATTTTTTACCAAAATTGGCTGATGCTACAGCTACTGTCACTTCTAGTCATATAAAACAACATCAAGAATATAATTTAGAAAAACTTAAAAATTTAGCTGTTCCCTTAGTTAAAGGATTGATTGTTAGTGATGATGAAACAGATTTAGAATTAATTTCTAATTTTGAAGAAAGCATGAATAACTTAGGTCTTGTTACAAAGGACAGAAGTGATCTTAATAAAACTATTGTGAATATTCTTATTGACCAGGCAGAAGCAGTTGGTCTTTCTGGTAATGGTGATATAGAAGGTGCAGAAGATATTTTAGATATTGCCTTGCAGTTTCCTTATGGTGTTGATGGTAAATTAAATCTTACTGCACATCCTGATTATCAAAACAAAGTAAATACTTTAAGGAAATCAATTAACAACTACGTTTATGAATATGAAAAAAGAAAAGATGTAGAACAAAAAAGAAAACAAAGAGAAGAAACTATACAAGAATTAAAAAAATTTGCAGATACTGGTAACGCTAGAATTTTAAGTAATTTAATGAAAAAATATCCATTAGATGCAAATAAAATATCTATTGCTGGTGTTGCTTTAGATGGCACAACCTTAGAAAGGTCTGCACAACTTGAAACAAATATGATTGCTGGCAAATATGATAATGCAAAAGATGCCAGTTTAGCAGCCTTACAATGGTATCAAGATCCATCAACACCAAAAACTGTACAAAACAGAAACAGGTTAACTCAGTTATTAGATACGGCTGAATCTGTAGAAAGGGGTGACTATACCGAAATCAATAAAGGTCTTACAGAATTACAAGGTCAACTAAAAGGTGAATTTAGTGGCAATGAGTTTATTATTTCTGATACAGGACAGTTAAATGACGTTGGCTCTCGTAAAGTTACCGATTTTTATAACAAAGCAAAATTAGAACTTTATCAATATCGTCTAAGTGAAGAAGGTCGCAATGCAACAACTTTAGATATTATTAACAAGATAGAAGAAGTTAAGAGTAAATATATTGAACAAGCAAGAAAATTAACAGGTGTAACTATTGAATCAGGTAAAGACGATGATAAAGAAAAAGAAAGAGAAAATAATTTAAGTGATATAGAAGGTGATGCTAATAGTAATTTGGAAGCTGGATTTTTTACAGAATCTACTAAAGAAGATATAGAAAGAGAAAAAGCATTAGATGCTGAAGAAGATAATAGTATTATTGAAGTAAAAAGAGGTGATTCATTAACATCTATAGCAACAGAAAATGGAATTACAGTTGCTGATCTTATAAAACTTAACAACATAAAGAATCCAAACTTAATAAGACCTGGTGATAAATTGATACTCAAAGATAATATTTCTACTGATACGACTATTGAAACAACAACACCTACCATTACCTCAAGCAGTAAACAACAGGCTATTGTTGAAGCAGCAAAAGAATTAGGAGTTAAACCAGAAGATCTTGCATCTGTAATATCACAAGAAACAATGGGTACTTTTGATCATCAAATAACAGGTGGAGAAGGTGGCAACTACAAAGGATTAATTCAATTTGGTATTCCAGAACGTAAACAGTATGGATATAAAGATGATATGACCTTTGAAGAACAGATGAAAGGACCAGTTGTTAGATATTTAAAAGACAGAGGAGTTAAAAAAGGACATGGTGTAAAAGAGATATATGCAGCTATATTGACAGGTAATGTCTCTACTCTTCAGAGTGATGGTTTAAAAAGAAAAGATTCTTTTGGAACATCAGTTGAAAGTGCATTACCAAACTTAAATCAAGGAGGTTCTCATTATAACAATGCCCTTGATTTCCTATCAGAACAAGGAAAGTTTAAACAAAATTCTAATTAGTTATGACAGACTCAAACCCAATAACTCGTTTTCGTAAGAACAGACAAGAAGCTGGTAAGAAGTTTCGAGAAAAACTAAAAAAAAATGAAGAGATAATAAAACAAACTACTACTTCCAAAGTTATTAGGGGTAGTTTAACTGGCCCATTAAAAGCTGTTAATGAGACTGTTGAATTTGTAGATGATATTTATGATTTCACTGTTGGCAATCCATACGATAATAATGAACTGATAGATCTACAGGCATTAGGTCTTGAGGTGAAAGGTGATAAAGAAGATTGGGCTTATACAGTACCACAGGCTATAACACAGTTTTTACTACCTGCTGGTGTTCTTAGTAAAACCTTGAAAGGTACAAAGCTTGTTGGAATGGGTAATGCTTGGACTAGAAATGCTGTTGCAGGTTTTATTACTGATGCTGTTGTTCAAGATCCTTATGAAGAAAACTTGTTCAATATGATTGACAAGCACCCAAGACTTGCAACTCCAATAAGTGATCTTTTAAAAGCAAAAACACCAGAAGAAATAGGTGTAGCTGAAGCACGTTTCAGACAAGCCACAGGTGGATTATTAGCAGGTGAAGCTCTTACTGCTTTAGGTCTAGGTGTAAAAGCAATCAAAAAAACACCAGAGTTATATGAAAAAGTGATTAACAGATTATCAAGAAGAGATGAAATATTAATGACAGATAATGTTGTTGATAATCTTGGTGATGAAATTATTGATGATCTTAATCTTCCTAACAAAGTTGTTAAAGATGGTGAAAAAGTAGATACAACTTTTAATACAAAAACTAAAACAGAAGGACAATATTTTGAAACTACTACTCTTACAGGTGGTGGTGATCCTGATGTACAAAAACTAATCATTGATAGAGCAAACAAGATAAAAGAATTAGACGCTAATAATGCTTGGCCTTACAAAAGAACTTTTGCTGATATGGTCAAAAATGCAAACGATTTATTACCAGCAGAAGTTATTGAATCTGCAAGATTATTTAACGCTAGATATGGCAGAGGGGGAGAAGAAGACTTACCTGCAACATTGATTGCAATGAATCAACTAATGAATAAAAATGCTATCAACCTAGCTTCATTAGCAAAAACTATTGATGAAACTTTAGCCACAGGTAACAAAAGTGGATTTTCTGAAGAATTAAAACAACAATTTATTAGGGAAGCAAAAGTACTAGATGGTCTTATTACTCTTAACAAACCACTCAAAACAGTACCTGCACAAACACTAGCTGCTAACAGAGCAGGTGGTGGAGTAGGCAAAGTTGCTGCTTCTGTAGAAGATCTAACAGGTCGAACACCAACAGAGAAAGCAATAGATCAAGCTACTGATATTAGAGGAACAGTTAAAGAACCTTCAGATCCATTAGCTGAATTTTCAATGCAAGAAATATTAGATGCTGCTGAAAAAGGTGATAAGGCATCTTGGAAAAAACTAAGAATAATTACAAAAAAACTACAAGCTGCACAAGGTAATCCTCAAGCCTTACAGAAAATGGCTAACGAAAGCAAACTGATGAGAGGACTAAAAGTTCAAAATGAAATATTTATAAACTCAATATTATCAGGACCAGAAACACACGCTGTCAACATTCTTTCTACTGGTTTAAATACTTTAGCTAGACCGTTAGAACAAACACTTGGTTCTTTTGCTCAAGGTGATATGACAGGTGCTATCAGAGGTGGTAAGGAACTTTATTATTTAATCTCATCTATTACTGATTCTTTAAAAGCTGCAAAGCTATCTTTTCAGATTGAAGATAATATTGTTAACCCTGGTGCAATGATTCAAGATGCTGATCGCTTTCAAGTAAGAATGGAAGGTGATGGAAATTTAGCAAATATAGTTAATACTTTTGGTACGATTATTCGTTTACCTAGTCGTTTTTTACTTGCAGAAGATGAATTTTTTAAACAAGTAAACTTTAGAGCTTATGTAAAAGCTAGTGCTTGGGAAGATGGTATGAGGAAAGGTTTGCAAGGTGCTGATTTACAAGATCATATACAAAGACAGTTTGATGGCACTATTGAAATTGTTAATAAAAACAGTATGGCAAATGTTAAAGATAAGTCTGTTTTAGATTTATACGAAAAAGCACAGCAATATGCTGCTGAGACTACATTTACTGCTGATTTACCAGAAGGTAGTTTAGGTGGTGCAATACAAGGAGTGGCAAGACATCCAGCAGGTCGAATAGTTTTTCCATTTGTAAGAACACCAATAAATATATTTAAAGCACAGGTAAGAAGAACTCCTGGTGTAAATATGTTGTTACAGGAATATAGACAAGCGTTAAAAAGCACTGATCCATCTGTAGTAGCAAAAGCAAAAGGTGAAATGATACTTGGTGGTTCTATTTGGGCTATTGCAGGTCTTACAGCTTATTCAATTAATGATCCTATGTCTGAGTTAGCAATAACAGGTGGTGGTCCTTCTGACTTTAATATGCTTAATCAGAAACGAGCTACAGGTTGGCAGCCTTACAGTTTTAGATTTCTTTTAAAAGATGAGAATGGCAATGTACGCATGGGTAAAGATGGAAAGCCTAGATATAAATATGTAAGTTTTAAAAGATTAGATCCTTGGTCTTCTTTTCTTATGATGGCTGCCGATGCAGCAGCTATTACAGGTGGTCTTAGCAAACAGGATCGTGATGATTTTGGTGTCGCTGCTTCAGTTGCATTAGGTCGTAATATTACAAACAAAACTTATCTACAAGGTATTACTGAATTAGCTGATTTATTAGGTAAGCCTTATAAATTAGAAAGTTGGCTTGCCAGAAGAGCAGCAGCAACTATTAACCCTTTGAGTTCCTTTGGAAGATCAGTCAAAAGAAGTGGTCTTACAACTTCATATGGTCAATTGCCAGGTGATCGAAGGATTTTAGATAAAAAAGTAAGAGCAGGTGATGATGGATTTGTAGTACTTAGAAAATTTCACAATGAATTGGCTGCAACAATACCTGGTTATACTGGTGGTCTAAGACCAATGAGAAACTTTATAACTGGTTCTGTTATTGAATATCCTGTTGGTTTTGGTCCTGACACTATGAATATTCTTAATCCTATAAAAGAAACAGATAGCATCAACAACAATGTTCTAACAACTCTTGATGATATTGGTGCAAGGATAACTCAACCATCAGATGAATTAAATATTGGAAGACTTCCTAGTGGTCAAGCTATAGGAAGTGGGATAGAACTAACATATGACGAACATCTTGATTTAATTGAAGAAACTGCTTTTGTAAAAATTAATGGTATAACTATGGTAAGAGCTTTGAACAACAGGATTCAACAAAAAGATTTTCAAGCATTAATGAAAAGTGTAAGAGGTGAATTAATAGAACAGAATAATATGGATATAGAAGTTAAAGCACAAGAAGCCAATAGGGATTTAGCAGAAGATATATTAAGAGATATTGTAAATAAATACAAAAGGGCTGGTAAAAAAGTTTGGTTAAGTAAAAATCCAGAACGTGAATTAGAATATAAACAGTTGCAATCTGCCATAAGGCAAGAAGCTAACAATGACATCCTTGAGGGGTTTAACCAACTTAATTAATCATGGCAACTAACACCGCAGCATCTTTTACAAACCACACAGGCAATGGCACTGCTGGTCCGTTTAGTATTTCCTTTTCGTATCTTTCAGAAGCAGAAGTAGATGTAACTGTAGGTGGTGTATTAAAAACCATAACAACTCACTACACATTTACCAGTGCAACCCAGATTACATTTACCAGTGGTAATGAACCTGGTAACGGTGTTGCAATTAAGTTTCAAAGAGATACAGACATAAGTGCAAAGAAGGTAGATTTTCAAGACGGTAGTGTTCTTACGGAGACAGATTTAGATACCAACGCAGATCAGGTCTTATTTGCTCAGCAAGAGATTATTGATAAATTAGGCGGTATTGAAGAAGGAGCTACAGCAGATCAAACAAATGCAGAAATAAAAACAGCATACGAAGCAAACTCTGATACAAACGCATTTACTGATGCAGAAAAAACAAAGTTACAAAATTTAGATTTATCAAAACTACAAGGAATAGAAACAGGAGCAACCGCAGATCAATCTAACGCTGAGATTAAAACTGCTTATGAAGCCAACTCTGACACTAATGCTTTTACTGATGCAGAGAAAACAAAACTAGCAGGTATTTCTGCAAGTGCAGGTGCAACAACATTTGTAGGTCTTGGAGATACCCCTGCAAACTTTACAAGTGCAGCAGGTAAGACAGTTAAAGTAAACAGTAGTGCCAATGCTTTAGAGTTTGTAGATCAGATTTCAGATGTTGTAGGAGATACTACACCACAGCTAGGAGGAGATTTAGATGTACAGGCAAGAGAAATAAATACATCTACATCTAATGGCAATATAAAATTAAATCCTAATGGCTCTGGTGCAGTAGAGGTAAAAGGTGATGGAAGTAGTAATGATGGTAAATTACAACTTAACTGTTCACAAAACTCTCATGGTGTAAAACTACAATCCCCTGCTCATAGTGCAGGTCAATCTTATACTATGATTCTGCCTGATAACCAGATAGCAGCAGATAAATTTTTAAAAGTAAAAAGTATTACTGGTAGTGGAGCAACAGCAGTAGGACAACTAGAATATGCAGATGGTGGGGGTGGAGCTACAGGTGGCGGTACTGATAAGGTGTTCTTCGAGAGTGACCAAACAATTACAACATCTTACACTTTAACTGCTAATAAACACGCACACACAGTAAGTCCTACAATAGCTAATAATGTCAATGTGGTAGTGCCAAACAACGCAATATTAGTTATCTTATAGTTATGCCAGTAACAATCAACGGATCAGGTTCAATAACAGGTTTATCAGTCGGGGGTTTGCCTGATGGTTCTGTTGCACTTGCTGATTTAGCAACAACAGGAACAGCATCTAGTTCTACGTTTTTAAGAGGTGATGGAGCATTTGCGGAAGCTGGTGGTGGAAAATTTGCCAGTTATGCTCTTATTGCAGATCATAAATCTTCTGGAACACCAGGCGGAACTTTTGTTAGTGGTGATTGGAGAACAAGAGACTTAAATACTGAAGTAGCAGATGCAGATGGAATAGTCTCAATTAGTAGTAACCAATTTACGTTACAAGCTGGAACGTATTTAATAAAATGGAAATGCCCTGTTTATGGTAGAGATTACAATCAAAGTAGATTATATAATATAACTGATAGTAGCGTAGTTGGTAATGGAGGGTCTATGTATTCTTGGTACAATGGTAATGTCTCAAATACTTCTGATGGACAAGCAAGAGTAACAATTAGCGGTGCAAAAGTATTTGAACTTCAACATAGAACTTCCCAATCATCATCAGGAGAAAATACTGCCTTTGGTGTACGAGTAGGAAATCAGTTTACTGTAACTACTGAAGTATATTCTCAATGTGAAATTTATAAGGAGTCATAATCATGGCAATAAATTCAGATACAGACATTAATTTAGCTTTATTGCAACTCGGTAAAAATGCTAATCGTTATAGACTAGATCAAAGTTGCACACCCCATAAAATTATTGAATGGGATTCTGGAAATAAAGATTCACAACCTACAGATAATGAATTAAATGCAGCTTATACAGCTTGGAAAAATGCCAATGAATATAAACAAAATAGAGTTGCAGAATATCCAGCTATTGTAGATCAGCTTGATGACATTTATCATAATGGTATAGATGGTTGGAAAACTACTATTAAAGCTATCAAAGACAAATATCCTAAAACATGAGCAAGATTTCACTTAAACACTCAGGCGGTAATGTTGTTTCACTCAACTCACCAACTTCCGCACCAACATCATCAGACGTTGCATTTAAACTACCAAATGCTGATGGGACAAATGGTCAGGTATTAAAAACAGATGGTTCGGGAAATTTAAGTTTCGGTGCTGATTCTGGCGGTAAAATTCTTCAAGTAATACAAGATACCAAAACAGATACACAATCAATACAGTCACAAAGTTTTGTTGATATATCAGGTTTGTCAGTTACGATTACTCCAAGTGCAACAACAAGTAAAATTAGAATTTTCTATGCAATTTCTTCTTGCACACAAGCTTATGCAATGTTTAGATTACAAAGAAATGGGACAGACATTTTTTTAGGTGATGCTGATGGTAGTAGAACACAAAGCACATTCACTACTGCTAGTATGAACCAGTATGAAGTGCCATTATCAGGCGGTGTGTATTTAGATTCTCCTTCTTCAACAAGTGCTTTAACTTATAAATTTCAAGTTGCTACTCCTGATAGTTCAAGTTCACAAGTGTTTATTAATAGATATAAAACTGATAGTAATTCTAATTTTGTTGGTAGACCAACTTCTGTAATAATAGTTGAGGAGGTGGCAGCTTAATGTCCATCTTCTATAATTAAAAAAAACTGATTATGGCTAATTTAGACCACGAAGCAATACGAAAAGCTTATCCAAATGCTGTGTCAATAGATGATGGCACAGGTGCTTATGATGAAAATGGTAAGTCGATTAGTTTAGAGCAAAGTAAAATAGATGTAGCAAGAGCAGAATTAGACACAGAGGCAGCAAAAGTTAAATACAAAACAGATAGAACAACTGATGGTTCTACAATTTATGCAGATATTGGAGATCAGCTTGGGATGATATACGATGACATTATTGCTGGCAAATTAGATGCAACAGGAAGTTTTGCTGTTCACAATAAAGCTGTAAAAGACGCTAATCCCAAGCCATGAGTACATTAAAAGTCACTAATGTTGCACACGAAACAAGCACATTAAACACGCTTGTATTTGATAATGGTGGTGGTTCTGGTAACGGAAGAGTTACTACAAAAGGAACTATCG